CTCCCTCTTTCGTCCTGCTGTCCCTAAACCGTTAATCAATCCCGGTTAACGGACTCACTCGTCCAATGAGGACTATGTACCATGGCATTGACCATCAACGCGAAGACCTACAACGCTGACTCGTTCTCGAAAGACAACGTCGCCTACATCGGTACGGCCAAAACCGTTTCGGTGAAAGATGACGTCCGTCTCGCGAGGACGGCGCCGAAACCTTCGGCGACGTTCAGCGGAGTTGGTCGTACGGAAGCGAAAATGACGCGCACCCTGACGCTGACCAACGCTCTCACCACCACAGGTGATGCGATCGTTGCCATCAGCGTTTCGGTACCGGTCGGCTACGCCTCCGCAGACGTTGACACTCTGCTCAACGATATGGGCGCGTTCCTGGCCTCTGCGTCGTTCAAGACGCATGTCAAGTCGCAACAGATCAGCTTCTAGAGATAGAAGTGAAATCTGCAGTTTCCCATGCGATGTTACTTGTCGCATTCGTTGTTGCAGTATACTCCGGGACCGTAACGGTTCCTAAGTTCTTGTCGACGTTCAAGGAGGTGTATCGTGAAGGTACCGTCTGCCCGAGAGGTGAAGAACCTCAACGGGAAGCTCAAGAATCTTAGGTTTGAGAATTACCTAAAGATCCTTGCAGGTGTTGTGCTCCAGTGGGAAAGATTGAGCGGCGATACTCTCCCCTCGGGTTACTTGAGGGGTAAGCATTACCGTTCTTTCTTTAGTTACGCTGATGCATTGGTTTCACAGAAGTATGAGACCGCAGCGCTGCATTTCGCTGCGCATCAGTTGTCAGCGCTAGTACGCAAGTACCCTTGGGACCCGGCCCTTATTGGGACGGATCCTGAAGGTAAGGCCATTGAGACTTTCGCTAAAGCTGAACATCGCTGTAAACGTCAGAATCAATGGTTTCTTGCTCGCCGCCGTACGTTTGATTGTACGTGGGAGCCGTACTTGGCCCGTATGCGTGCTTATCTGGAATACGTCTTTGGATGTAAACCAGACTTGCACCGCATATACGAGCTTGCTGACTACACTGGAGGTGCGTCCATTGGCGTGAACGGAAATGCAACCCACATCGGGGCAAAATTATCTGCTCCGAAGTGGACCGTTTCGCCAAGCGCATATCCGTACTTCCACTGTGCTGTTCAACATCACTTCTCCTATTCCCATAGGGTCTCAGGTTCCTTTTGGAATCCTGTGGCCGAGGAGTATGAGGGTGATATTGTCGCGCATATCGACCCTGAAGAGGGTCGTATGTGGTTTCGTAACGCAGTTAGTGAGGCAGCGTTTCGATCGCACGTTGAAGTGGTCCAACACAATAAAGTCGCGTTCGTACCGAAAACTGCTAAGACCTTCCGGTCCATAGCAGTGGAGCCGATGGGTAATGGATTCATTCAAAAGGGCACCGATCTCTATATGAGGCAAAACCTCAAACGAGTCGGCGTCGATTTGTCTGACCAGACCCTGAATCAAAGATTGGCCTATTACGGGTCTCTCGATGATTCTGACGAGGGCTTTGTAACGATAGATCTTGAGAGTGCTAGTGATAGCGTCTCGATAGAACTATGTCGCGAAGTCCTCCCTCCAGATTGGTTCAATTTCTTGAACCGCATCCGGAGCCCGTCTTACAAGCTTGGGGATAGCATAAAACGCTACCACAAGTTTTGTTCGATGGGAAACGGCTTCTGTTTTCCGTTGGAAACAGCTCTCTTCTTATCTGTAATCAAAGCGGTTGATCCCGCTGCGAAAGCAGGCAAGGATTTTGCTGTGTACGGCGACGATATCATCGTCCGGAAGAAAATCTCCGAACGTGTGTTGTCGTTGCTTCGACGAATCGGTTTCCGTCCTAATGTTCGAAAGACATTATTAGACGGTCCTTTTCGTGAATCCTGCGGAAGCAACTGGTACGGTGGTGAAGATGTAACTCCGTTTACCTTAGATTTCGAGCTTGATTGTTTGAGCTCCTTATTTAAGTTTGTAAATCTATGCCGGAGGAACCTTAACACAACGAGGTTTCTTTCGGATTGGGTCATATTTGTACTAAATATGATCCCGCATCGACTACAGTTTCATAGGCCCTTCGCAGGGCCGCCTGATTCTGGAATCGATCCGATAGACATCGATCTCCCATACCATAACCGGTACAGCTACCACCGAAGGTGGCAGTGCCCGAGATGGCTGGAGCTCGACGTTCGTCCTGCTAAGGACTTACGACAAATGCCCGCATGGGTAGTAAACGCGGCAGCACTTAGGGGTCACCCCTCTGAGTGCATGTTCACCTTCCGTCGCAAGACGGTGACG